CCCACTTAACTCTTAACAATGGACTATTCAACAATTGTTTCAACCAGGATTGGAGTTGAGTCGGCTCTTTTCAATTTCCTGAGAGGGACCATAGACCAGTACATACCAAAGACCCAGCAGAATTATGATGATTACAGGCGTGTCATGCACGACATAATATGCTTAGGGCTGGTTGAGGAACAGGGTTATGTAGACCAATTCAATCTGTCCAAGATTGGTCTCATATCTAATGTTGATGGCATGAATCGACTGACCCCAGATCTATATCACGATTCTGACAAGGTTTTGCAAATTTGTGAGGTTGCTGTGTCTCATGATCCCAGTTTTGTCATAAAAAAGAAGAATGAGAAATATTCCGAGCTAATGAAATTCCTCAACGAAAATTACAAGAGGACAGAGTTCCAGGTGACTGTGGTTGACATCTCTGATTCTGAATGGAGAGACACAATGCCATCCATACCCACAAACGCATTGAATTTGTTTTCACGCTCTGTCGAGAATCTCATCAGAATACATTCCACTCCTGCTTGCAAGAAGTTCATCAGGAAGGATGACTCACCATTCAATTTCAAATTCAGATTTGACCACGACCTCATGAAGGCTTTCAGTGATGAGGCTGGCTCCGAGTCATTGACAAGGGAGTATTTATCTGATTATTATGACAGTCTCCCAACTAAGCTATCGAACGATTTGACCACAGACTCTGAGTATCTCGATGATCTTTCAAAGGCCATATTAGACAATTCATACACAGACCGGCCATTCCCTTCGGAGAACACCATAAAACCTTCAGAAATTTCAAGGATGTTCCATGATACCTTCAAGTACGAGGCTAACACAGACAAGGTTCCGAAGCTTTTGCAACTCGGTATGCCAGTTAGATTTAGAGAAACAGGGAGACTGGATGAGAACTCGATCATATCAGCATTCAAATCTCCAGCCTTCTCAGGTGGTTATGCTGGATTAATCAAGGATTCTTTGAGGTCTGGCAATCATGAGGGGTTGAGACTCAAACTGAGAATAGATGCTTCTTCTCTTAGAGAAGAAATGCTCCAAGGTCCAGGGAGAAAGAAATTGTTGAAAATGGAAAACATCCATGTGGAGAGGGAGGCGCCAACTCACATAGGCATCAAGGAAAACCACTCATCAATGCTTGATTCAACAATAAAGGACATCCAAGAGACTGATGGTAATGATTTCGTGGAGCCAGTTTCCATGCATGGAGATTGGATTAGCCCAATCATTGCCAGAGATCTAAACAATGCATTATATAGGACTAACAGAAACCGATTCAGCTCTGTACTGAAATTTTACCAGATAACCTCGAAAGAAATCATCCTGAATTCTATGAGACGAAGGAATAAGGGTGAGTACGTTCTATGTCACACTGGTTGTCGAGATGTGTATTTCCTGGTTGCACCTGGCCCTCAGTTGAGAACAGAATCGAATGTGATCTTCGTCAAGTTTATATCTTTAACAGCATCTGTCCAGTCTGATCTCTCAAGAACATGGGAGCCTGTCAATGAGCATTTCGAGTCAAAATGGTTGTCAGTTGACACAGATAGGCTAAAACACTGGGCGCGCGCATATGATAGAGTTCTACTCACTTTCATTTCGTCAGCCGAGCTGTTGCTGAATCAAGATAATGATTTGCTATCTGTTGTTAAATCAGAGATAAATAACGGGAACTTCAGCCTGTTGGCTCTGATCTATCTAGAGAACAAGCAGACGACGTCTACCACTATACAAACGACAAGATACACATTCATGAAATCTATCGGCGACAGGCAGATAAGTAAGGTCCTTCCAAAGTTCCCACAAAGAATCAACTCTGTCCTACAGTCCGTGATATTACAGAGAACAATGCGTAGCCTGCAGAAAATTTGCTTCTGTCCAACAAGTGACTGGTTAACTCTGAACAAAGTCATGAGAGATGAGGAGACTGGCCAAATAGATGATACTACCACTGGTGCTGTGGGAACAGTCCCTAGAATATTCACACAGGGCGATGATGTGCCTGTCAAATTCTCACTGTACGAGATGTACATGTGCATGTGTTATAACAAGGACAGACAGAATCAGACACAGGATGCAATGAGCATTTTGAAGAAAATACTTAAGCTAGAGTCCAGCATGCGTGACCAGCTATCTGTCAGGGATGACAAGCAAAAGATGGACCACCTTTGGGGTGTACACGACACTTCAGAAGACATTGCAAAATGTGTCAAAGGAGAAAACAGAGAAGATCATTATTTTAGCAGGCGTGCGGTCAGCTTGGGTTTTAAACTTCAAGACTCTCATAAGGATAATCTGTCACCCTCATCAGGATGGTGCACAATTTCGAAAATGAATGAGGCTCTCAACAAGAACTTGTCAGAATTTGCAACATTCAAAGCATCTGTCGCAAAAGTGACAAAGCATGTGGACCCTCTTATTCTGGATGAGATAAAGAAAATAGGAAATAGGACAAAGTGTATAGAGTTAGTCTACAATCTGGTGAATGACAAAGGCTTTACTATGTCCAGGGATGTGGTGGAAATGTTTTCGAAGGACCAAATATCTTATAAAGTATTTATACAGATCTTCAAGAAGAATCAAGTGGGTGGAGTTAGGGAGATCCTAATACTGTATATCGTGAGTAGGATACTCATCAATGT